GCTTTCGTTGACGCATCTTCGTGACAACTTGTACATGTGACTGGTTGATATTCACACTCTCAGAACTCGTAACAGATACATTCTTACCCCCAACTTTGTATGTATCTGAGAGACCTTGACTAAGAATAAGCTTTTCATTAGGGACATCCCCCGAAAGGAGCTCAATCGCTCTTTCTTTTGCTAACTCCTTGGGTGGACCAGGGTCACTGGATGTCAGAACTACATCCAAGAGTTCTTTACAAACTTCTCTAACATGGGGTGTATTATCTCTTCGAACAACTTGAAGTCCCTTAATGTCAATGTAGTCCATGTGCATTTTATCATCTTTACCCTTCGTCCAAAGCTTGGCGGCATACCGCTTTTTACTATAGAGGAAATATGGCCAATAAACCTTTTCAAGTTCCAAGTTATTAGGTTTCTTGAAAAGGGCGCTACACTCCTCGGCAGCTCTCTCTCCAACTTCCCAACTGTACGCGATAGCATCCTCCCCCGTGCGATCACCCACGTCGAACTCAACCATCACTGAATCCGTGTCCCCGTATCTCACCTTTGCCCCTGGAAAGTTTGCTTCCACATAGTTCTTTGTTTCCTCAATCATAGAGCGACCTTTACATGTTGTCGTAGAAGCGATTGGGACACATGGTAGAATACCTTTACCAGCTCCAGTAAAACCATAAACGGAGTTCATTGAAATCTTATAGGCTAACTGTTTACCATTGTAGACCTCTTTCATAAAGCCGGTAGCATTAGCCATGTCGCGCTTAGCCTGCTTACGGAACTGCTTAAGCTCGAGAAGAATGCTTGGTAAGAGACTTGGAACATCTTGCGCAAACTTATAAGTGCGATCGGCGACACGGAAGGTTTCATATGTAATCCCAGGTACATTACCGTACTTCTTTTCATCCATGACATAAGACGAATAACACAGATTGTGTGCCATCATGATAGATGGGTACAGTGCTTCAAAATCTAGAGCTGTAATCGGGGTATAATACGCCCCTTTTTGGGCGTCCAAAACTGTAGCGCCTTCGTATGGTTCTTCGGGAATTGCTCCATACCGAATAGTTGGAACCATGAAGCCCAACTCCCGAGCCTTCTTCGTGAGTTGGGAAAACACCTTGATTTGCTGCCCTCGTTCCACAAGGAAATTCGCAGGAACCCAAGTAGCCTTAGCCATCTCAACCAAGTTCAGGAGAGTACAAAGCTTTTTCATGAGTTTGTGTGGGAGGAGGGTATCCTTGATACAATACTCAGCAACTTCCCTCAATTTGACGGGGTCTTTCTCTCTGTAACGAGCGAACATCTCCTTGGGAGCCATATCAATCTTTTGATCTCCAAGGTACAACTTTGATACATTATCCAATTTGTAACTATCAAGTTTGTATCCTTTCTTGATTTCGTGGAACATATCAAAAATGAAGCGTCCAGACATTGGAAGAAGCTTCAAAAGATTGTCACCGAGAGCACTTGAAGAAAGTTTTTTAATAACAAGTTCAGACTCTGTATCTTTGAGCTTCCCCAAGTTGAAGAAACTATAGTGACACCCATTGATTTGCGCACGCTTGTAGATATATTCCATATCAAAGCCAAAAATATTCCACCCAGTAATGACATCTACATCCTTTTTGTGTAGATACTTGTGAAACGCCTCTAACATTTCCTTTTCGGTTGAAAAGCTCAATATATTGGATCCCTCCAGATTGGGATCTGTTTGTTTGTAACAGAGGCATGTTTTATCATATGGTTCATCAGAACCAAACTTACACAGGGAGATTGCAATTTGAAAACAAGCATCTCCGGGGATGTTTGCATCAGGAAACTTACCAGTAGAACTGTTACATTCAATATCAACGGATGCTACAACAAACGGCGCAACATCATCTCTCGCCACTGGTTTGAGAGTAGTCCAATCATTACAGAACAAATCCATATCAACATTTGCGAGGTGTGAACGAATGCATTTATCACCAGTCTCAAGCCATCCAGTGGATTGGATTCCAGTGCGATGCATCAGGCGCAGCACTGGATCAAGATTTGATTCATACACTTTAACATTTCTCACACCAAAAATATTGAAAAGCTCAGGAGTTCTATCAAGAGGTCTTCTTAAAAATGAATCTGTGAGGCGACGAGCTTGAAGATTCTTAAAATTGATTTTCATAAATGGAAACTCCTCATTATTTTGAAATCCCCAAACATCTTTTGATTTGGTAACTGAATATCCAACGAGAGAATCTTTACATTGTTCATCAAGGATGTTGTAAATTCTCTGAATTTTTGCAGTGTCAATGTTAGGTGGAAGTTTAATAAAAAAATAAGGTGTAAATGCTGTTGTCAGACACACTGACTTTCCTTCCTCAGTCTTACCAAAGATACTGATCATGTGCTCGTCATCTGTATCTCTGGACTCCCATGTCAGTGCTTGGAAGGCTACCATTGTGTAATCATCGCCCGAAAATTTTAATATACTTTATTAGTAAAAATGTCAGCTGCTTTGATTGACCTTGTATCTAAAGGTGCCCAGGATGCGTACATCACTGGTCAACCCCAGGTCAGTTTTTTCCGACAAAACTATAAGCGTCACACCAATTTTTCTATGCGACCAGAGCGCGTGGACTACATTGGTACTTTTGGTGCCTCCAACGAAGTCGTCGTTCCACTCAAGTCCAAGGGTGATCTCTTGAGCTATGTGTGGATTGAGGCTGAAGGTATTGCGACACCCGGCGGAAATAACGCCATGTTTGACACCGCGGCGTCCCAACCAACAACTTTCCAATTGTGGATTGGCGGACAAAAGGTGTCTGAACTTGATTCCCTTTTCATTCAGGGTGTGTACAATCCACTTTACAATGAAACATCTGCCAAGGCGGGTATGAGATTCACAACCGAAACAACCCACGCGAACTCAAAGGGTGATCACTTTGTCATTCCATTTTTCTTTGGTGAAGATTGGACCAAGGTTCTCCCACTCGTGGCGCTCCAGTACCACGAAGTTGAACTTCGGATAAAGCTCCAAGATCAATACACTTTGGCGGGTACCCCCAAGATCTACGCGAACTATGTCTACCTTGACACCGATGAGCGTAAATTTTTCACAGAAACTGAACATGAGTTGTTGATTACTCAAACACAATACCAACCAGGATCCCAAGCCGATACTGAGTTTGATCTCACATATTTCAATCACCCAGTGAAGGCTATTCACTTGGTCGCTGGCGACGCGGGTGCTGCCGTGTGGGACGACCACTACACATTCGGAACCGCCTCTTTGTACATTAATGGTACGGCACTTTCCGAGAATATGTCAAATGTCTATCACCACGATGTTGTTCCAGAAATGCACTGCAGCGCCATCGGTGCTGATACTTTGGACGAAGACACCGTCTACACATGGCCATTCTGCTTGAACTTGGCTAAATCTCAACCATCTGGCTCCCTGAACTTCTCCCGAATTGATAACGCGAAGTTGCTTCTTAACAGCGTAACCTCTGCCGATTCATCAAAACCAGCTCGCGTCTATGCGGTCAACTATAATGTTCTTCGTGTGAAGAATGGTATGGCTGGTGTTGCGTTCGGTAACTAATTTTACTTTTAACATAATTACAAAAACTTACATACGATTGGTTTAAAAATATCAATGATATGTAGGATAAGATGGATCTCGTTCCAATCAAACTTATTAAAAATCGCGATGTTCGCGATCGCCTTTTGAGGGTAAAAGGTGAGACGGCTGAGATTGACAAAAACGACTATATTGAGAGTAAGATAAACACAAGTCTCGCGGCGAGGCATCTCATGGCTATTGAAGACGCTGCTGAAATCGCGAAACAACTTCTCCAAAGCCGTGGAGTCTTTGAACAGATCGGGAAAGATATAAAAAAGGAATCCAACTATGACTTCAAGTTTGTGTGTCGTAAAACATCCAACATGACGAAATCCACAAAGAACCGTAAAGGTATCCAATATCTTCATATAGCACACACATATCCGGGTGGTGACGGACACTACGCTCTCGCGAGGGTCAATCACAGAGAGAAGTCAATTAAATTATTCAATTCCATGGGTGCGGGGCGTACAGAATTCAAGAACGAACTGCGTACGGTATATGGAAATACGTATACCATACAAAATAAACAATCCACAGCCCAACCGACGGGTGGATTTGTGACGACAAATTTGGAAAATTATAAAGATCTTCTTCGCAATACAAAGATAAATATAAGAAACACAAAGGTTCTTGAAAAGTCTTTTGAAATTTCACAATATGATGAATTGTCTCAACATCATTTTTGTTACATAGAAGCCTTCATCGCCATGATGCACGATACTCTCGGAACACCCCTCGGTCCAAGAGATCCACGGGATCGTCTCGTATTCATAAAAATGGTGGTGTGGGGACTCATTCATAAATATGTGCCACCCTCAAATAGAAAGACACTCCGATGGAAATACTTTGAAACAAACTTTCCACATTTTTTGAAAATCACAAACACCGGTGGTAACCGATTTAACTTGAATCACATCGCACAAATACCAAAACTTGTAAATGGTATCAATGTTGAAAAGGCTAGAAAAACTTTAGTAAAAATAGAATTTCCCAAAACTATTAATAGCTCGTGGTCTTTGACTCAAATACTAAATTGGGCGGGAAGCAATTAAATGTGTGTATATTGTAAATGATTCCAGCTATTATCGTCGGAACTCTCGCAGCCGCCGCAGCGTACACCTTCACGGGTGATAATCTCGTGAGTTCCAAGGAAGCTAAGAAGTTGATTCGCTCAGGAAAGATAAAGAAAGTCATCGATGTTCGCACAATTACCGAGTACAGAGCTGGTCACTATCGGGGCGCTCTTCACATCCCAGTGAGTAAAATCAATAGGAAAACTACCACGGAACTCCCAAAGAAGGGTTTGCTCGTCTACTGCAACACCGGGCAACGAGCCAGATTTGCGGCAGAGAAATTAGAGGAATTGGGTTTTGAAGATGTGTATTACATTGCGGGACACTACTCAAGTCTTAAGTGAGACCCTCGATGACCTCTTTTGTCTTTTCGTACATTCGCTTCGCGTGGAACTTTTCATCTTTGAGTTGTTCCCAAATCGTCAATCGATACTCCAAGAATTCTAAGAATCGCTCGGGGTCTCGTTTGGACTTGTGACGGACCTTTTCACCTTTCATCGCCTCATTCATGGCGGCAATCTTGGCTTCAAACATGCGTTTTTGCATGGCATCTGGACTCTCACGAGACGTGATTTCTTCCTTTTTGAGCGCCATTTGTAATACAGTTGCGCGACATCTTTAATTGATTGTAAGAAGTGCTTTGTCTCTCCATTTCGTGACTGTATATACAGTGACACCCAATTCCACCGCGAGGTCTTTTAGGGTTAGGTGTTTACCATAGTAGTTTTCAAGAATGTATCGGCTCACATCATCTAGACCATAGAGGATATCAGGTTCTTTGTCGTAATACGGTGGAGTTTCATAAAATTGAAGTTCCTCATGTATCGTGGTTCGTCGCAAACAATTTTTACAGCTCCAATAAATCCATGGATATGCGTACGTACTAAACTTGAAACCCAACTCCGGGTTAAACTTTTGAGCCGCCCGAACGAGACCGTGTAGCCCCACACTATTTATATCCTTTCTCGTATGTATACCTCGTTGTCGTGGATATGTTTTATAGTATACTTCATTTGAAACTTTATAAGCAAGTCTGATATGATTACCTATCAATTCCTTCTTATAGAGGTTCATCTTGTACTTTTTATGTTCGTCTACTTTAATAGGTATGTTTGTAGCATTAACTGTAATCATAATTTTGGTTGTGATACCGATTATAGTTGTAACATGTACCAAGCTTCACGACGATACCGACGAGTCTATTTTTTGACTGGTCCGAGAACCACCTCAGGTGTGAGATACTTCTTTAGAACATTCGGTGGATGGAGCATATCAAACTCTTCCGTCGCATCCTTTCCAGCAAAAAGCATGATCGCCTTCTTGCCACCTGGATGATCTGGCAAAAACTTTGTGAGATCATACACGATATCTTTGATAATTACCCAACAATCTTCTTCGGTATTATGCTTCGCAATTTCAGTGAGAGATAAGTCTCTTGGATTAATGTGATCATTAATTGATTTGATTCTGTTCATTTCTATTATATCTCATCATTTTCTGGCTTATGGATTTCCTCTTCCACACGTTGATGTTTGGATGTGCCATTAGTTCCTGATCCTAAACGCTCATCTATGGGATGTGTCATAATTGGTGGACCCTCATATATAAAATTTGTAATCAGATATTTAACACCCTCTTTTAATTTTGTACCACGATGAACATATGTTAAATTTGCTGGAAATATTACAAGCTTACCAGCTTTGGGTTGTATATGTCCCCTATTCAAAAATTCAGTAGTTCCACCGATACCTTCTTTAACATCATTGAGGTAGAGTATGTAAGTAAAAATGCGGTTTAAATATCCATCGTGATGCCATGTATAGAATCCATCTTTTTCGGTTTTTTGTATTTGAGGAAGACCAATTGTAGCGTCATTTATTGCTTTATGTACCGCGAGACATCTATCCAACCCCTCTGTATGTGCATAATCTTGGTATTTCAAAAGTGCCTCATTTACGCATTTAGCCACTTCAGTGATAACATCCTCCCAATCTCCACTTATACTGGATGTGGAAATTGGCAAATCTATACTTTTTTTAATGTTTTCTTGTACCCCACCAACTGTTGATCCAATGACCCGTCTTTTATCATTTTCAAAGCGGGAAATAGCATCTTCGCAAAATTCTTTGCTAACGACATTGTCAATTTCAAAAATGTAATCCATGTTTAAATGATTAAAGTGTATAAACTTTAACTTAAGAATCTATCAAGTCTGGCCCTCTCTTTGTTTGGAAATACCACGAGTTGCATGACCTCTCCATCTAAATAAACTTGTCCGTGATTTTTGATGCGTTCATCCTTGATGACTTGATCAACTCTCACAAGGTTTACGCGCACCACCTTCGCACTTGAAGATTTACTATGATGTATAGCGAGGAGTGCAGCATCCCTCTTCGTCTCTTTGGGAATTGTATTCTCTTCGTGGCATATAATCACATGAGAACCAGGTCCACCATCAACATGCATCCACCATTCTCGGGGATAACTTGATAGTGTGAGACTGTCATTTTCCTTCGCATTTTCACCCACCTTAATTTGAATACCGTCGCGTGATATATATGTCTTCATTAATTCAAATGGTTCTTATCTTCTAAATATATTCGTAACCAGTATGTACTTTGCATCAGCTTTAATTAAACGACCTGTGTGTATAAATGGCCATGTAGTTGGGAATATAGTCATTTTACCAGCTTCGGGTCTAATTGACCTCCCATTTACAAATTCGGTAGTACCACCTTCATCGGTTTGAAGTGTATTTAAATACACAAAAGATGTAAACACCCGCTTTTCACCAGGAATATAGTCCTGGTGCCATCTATAATGTTTACCTTTTTCGATCTTTTGAATACAGGGGGCTCCGAGTTGAAGTGGAAAAATTGAGTGATCAAGTACAAAGTCCATATCACCATCTTCATCTATGCCAGCATCTTTAAGAATACTTTTTACATGTTCAACGTATGTATTAATCGCATTTTTAAGATAGTATTGAATCTTAGTCTTTGCGATTTCCCAACCAGGGGACGTTAATACATTCAACTCTGTGCTACTCTTCCATTCTTCGTTAATATACCTGTCACCTCCACCGTCTTCCAGTGTACCTTTCACTTGATTCTGGGTATCATTTTCAAATTTGTTTATGATGTTTTCACATAACTCAGATGAAAATACGTTTGGAATTTCCAAAATAAACTTATCCATTTTGTAAATTACAATTTAAATCTTTAATTATTATAAGATGTTTAGGAATCCACCCGACAACGACGCGGTCCGAATCAATAACTCAAACTCAAATTACAACGAGGCTAACTACAACGGAGCGCGTGGATTACGAATCAATAACTCAAACACAAACGAAAATAACGTTGGTCAGATCAGGTCGCGAGTCATAGACCCCAACAATCTCAGGCGTATGCGAAGAATGCGAATGTCCTTTGCTAACGCGGGTCTAGTGGGTCGGCGTCTCAACTTTGGAAATAATGGGAACAATAGACCAAATGCATCCAACTATATGAAAAATGGAAAGAGAATGAAAAAGAATGTGAATGAAAACACAAAGACCAAGAAGATCAAATGGAAAAAGATGAGCGTGCGTAATATGCCAACCGACCCCATCAAGTATGAAAACTTCAAGTCTGGACAAAAGGCTGTGAAAATCAATACATTATATCTTACACCAGATTCCTTTCGTAAGTTAGCGCGTATGTCCATGACAAATGCTATTAACGCTAATGGCAATATGGTGTTATTCACGAATCCTTTCACTCGCGGAAAAGTTAAAAAGGGTGATTTAAAGTTTGTAATCATTGAACGCGCAAACAAAAAGTAATTTTATTGACGACATAAAATATATGCACGTCGTATTTAATCCCAGTCCATCAGTCGCTCATAAATATAGGGTAACCCTCCCTAATAAGAGAAGTATTGATTTTGGTTCAGTGGGTGTTGCTGATTATACAAATCATCAAGACCCACAACTTATGCGTGCACATCTCATCGGAAAGGGAGCGATTGTTTCTGATGAGTTGCGAGTAGAGGCGGATTATGGTGAAATCCATCGGGGTATGCTCATGATTCACGAAAGCACAGAAGAGGACTGGGATGATTGGTTCTCCCGAGAATATTGGGAGAGATGGATGTTGTGGTCATATCCCAACATACATCAGGCCAAGTTGTGGATGACTATGCGTAAGGGAATTCTTTTCATGCCAACCGCGGATGACCTTTTTTATTTAACCCCACGTGGACCTATATAACTTCTATTTCAAAAACGCGAAAACAGTATTTTCGATTATTACTAGAATTCAACGTCATGATTGTGAAATTACCCTCCGAATGATCTTTCACAATTTTGTTCATTGCGCCCAAATGTATGTCAAATCTATTTAGATATTTATACGCAATCACACCACCACACCCATGGTAAGCGGTCTCGTTATCGATAACTTTCCAAATTCGGGAACACTTTCCAGTTACATTAACTTTGGGATAAAACTCGTCATCACAGAAATCTATTTCAGATTCAACCTGATCATAACTAATTTTTACAATGTCTCCCGCTTTTACTTCTAGGAGCTTTTTCTTACCCCCGATAGCTTCCGCGAACTCTTTGTACTCTCCATCTTGGATTTCATACTTCTCTTGTATCTTATCCAACAGGGACAGTAGGTGATGGCGATCCATATCTGTTACTTGATTTATTAAAAAGCAAAGCTAACTTAGGCGCCAGTAGATCCAAATCCACCCGCACCTCTCTCCGTCTCTTCAAGAACACCAATTTCCTCCACATCGGGTGTTTCACAGCGCTCAAGGACAAGTTGTGCGATGCGATCCCCTTTCTTTACCTCAAAGTCTTTGTCTCCGTGATTGAAGAGAACGACTTTGACTTCACCTGTATAGTCGGGATCAATAACACCCGCACCAACTTGAATACCATGCTTCACAGCGAGACCGGATCGTGGTGCAACACGACCATACACACCATTTGGCATGAGAATGGCTACACTTGTCCCGACCAAAGCACGATGCGTGGGAGGGATAACAACTTCATCAGTGCTGTAAAGATCGTATCCAATAGCACCCCCAGAACCACGAGTTGGAATAATAGCATCTTGTGTAAGTCTCTTAACACAGAGACTCATTTCTACTTTACTTGGGTTTGTAATCTTTATAAAGGTTTGATGCCACATATGAATAATGAATAATGTTTGGAAAGTCCACAACTTTATCGTCAAAGCAAATGCCCCCAAAACAGACTATGAAAAACTCAAAACCAAAATTCGCCGAACAACTTTGGGATACGGTACAGCGCTTTCATCTGTCTATTTCATTACACATGGTGCAGAGGAGGGCGTATCCGCTACATTAGGTGTAGCTTCGTCACTCGCGTACATTGGACTACTGACACAAAGGGTAGATAACATTGAAAAATCTTCACTATTTCAGAAACAGCTACTGGCCCCAGTGGGTACCGCCATTTTTGAAACTATGTGGAATAATGCTCCATTTGCATTTGATTTTGACTATGGTGCGACACTCATGGGATTTCTCGCCTACAAAGTTGCCCTCCTCACGGTTGTATATGAAGAGGTCCGAAAAATGCTTGTATCATCTGAAGATGATGACAACCAATAAAATGTCAGGGTATATTAACCATGCGCGATCCATCGGAAAACGATTCGGTCAGAATTAATAGTCCGTCATCTCCACGACCTCGGGTCAGACAGAGGATCCATAATGCCGACGAGCTCCGCCGCCACGCGGCCGGTGTGGCCCGCCAATTATTTGGTGGTAACAATGAAGGACCCAAATCTCCACCCAAAGCTCCAAAGAAAGTGAATGTTTCGAAGTATGAAAAGATGTTGAAGAATATTGAGAATAAAAACAAAAACAAAAACACCAAAAACAATAAACCCAATAACGAAAACAAAAACGTGGCTTCGTGGTTCAATAATAGTATGACAGAAGCTAAGAAGAGTAACATTCCCAAAGATAAGCGGGTCTTCCTCTTAACGGATATGACAGGTGATGGTAAGATTAAACAGGTGTGGGATCGCAGATTTCTTAATGGATTGGTTGAATCGTATGAAAATCGCTATAATCGCGTCCGCGAAGCCAACGATCCATTCTTCACATCTCCATTGACACGAAAAAAGTTTAGTAAGAATGACATCAAAGCGTATCCACCCACAAACGCGACAAAAAGGAGAATAAAGCAAATCGTGAATGGGAGGACTCTCGAATCCAAAGTCAATAAAATCATGAAAATTAAGAATAAGGATTATTTAGCGCAGTCAAACATATTGGAGACGATAAAGCGTGGTATAAGAAAAGGTGATATAACAACCGAGAAACAAATAAAGGAACTTGCTTTGATATACGAGGTTACCGGTAGGGAACTGCTCATTTCTGGACACAAAAAGGATGGCGATTACTATACGGCGTATGTAAAAGGAAAGTTCAAACCTCATCACATAAAATTTATGAAAGACACACCCTATATTGCTTCAAAATTATATGACACCACTCGGCAAGGGGAGCCCCGAGCTCCCGCGCGAGCGATAGTCCCCCTCTATAAATTACCATCGTCGGCGGTTAAATATTTGTCAGGATTTGATAAATATGCCAGTGGTGAGTCACCCGTTGCGCGCAACACCCTTACATTGATCATAAGAGTATTAAGACAAGTAGTCAAAGTCGGTTATGTGCCGATGGCGGAAAACGTGGCACTTCGAATCATGGGATTACCAAATTCCAATTTACGAAATAAACTTGGTGAGTACTATGAGTGGTATGAGTTAGTGAGGAATGCTAGTTCGTAAGTATTGGTGCGTTAATAAATAGTAAATTTTCATATATAATTATTTGGAACATAAATAATTATATAAGTAATAATAGGAACATAGGTAGGTATGATAACGTTTGTAGTCATTTCGGTATTATTTATTATTCCGGTGATTATTGTAACTTTTACATATAGATCTAGTATAAAATATAGTAAATATTGATCACTTAATGGTGATGGTTGTGGGAGTTTCTGATTTAATAAAATATAATCCGGTTTCTAGTATAGTTTTATGTAACGGTTTTGATACGTATATAGTACTGTGTTTTAAGTATTTACGAGAATTTGTTCTATGTTTATTAAGAACCTGTTTTATTGTTAGGAATTTCTTTAATGATATATTGTGACACTGTGTAGTATCTATGATTAAAGATAGTTTCTTTTTGTATGACCAAACTTTTGTGAAATATGAGTCAATATATTCCGGGGTAGTGTGATCTGATATACCTATACACACTTTCA